AAGTATGATGCTGGTGAGCCATTTACGCCATACGCGCAGCTTACACAAGCGCAAGTGGTGGGGTGGGTTACAACGGCCCTCGGACCAGCACAAGTGGCTGCATATGAGGCAAACATTGACAACCAGATCGCGCAACAAATTAGCCCCAACCCGATTTCTCCTCCGCTGCCTTGGGTGAATTAAAATGGCCAGTTCGTACACAACCAATAAGGGCTTAGAAAAGCCGGGATACAACGACTACGTTAACTCGTGGAACGTGCCGCTTAATAGCGACATGGACGTGGTTGATTCGTCCTTGGGAAGCACTTATTCGGTTGCGCTTACGAACGCCAATGTCAATTTGACACAAGCCAACTGCCAGAATGCCCGCATTAAGTTGACGGGCCTTCTGTCGGCAAACGTCACCATTTACTTCCCAGCCGGTGTCGGTGGCTTCTTCATCATCCAAAACACCACCACGGGCGCTTATACTGTCACTCTGGCCTCTGCTGGCGGCGGCACTTATGTAGCGGCCTCTGGTGGAAATGGCGTGACGCAGAGCACATTTATTTTCTCTGACGGCACAAACATCACGTTTGCCGATGACTTACGCCTGCAATTGAATGCTGGTGCTGGTATCTCGATTAGCGCTGGCAATAACCCGACGATCAGCAATACGGGTGTGCTGTCCTTCAATACTCGCACGGGTTCGGTGTCATTGACATCTAGTGATGTTACGACCGCTTTAGGTTACACACCGCCAACACCCACTGGAACGGGTGCATCTGGCACTTGGGCCATCAATATTTCTGGTAATGCCGCCACTGTCACCAACGGTTTAACAACGTCTAATTTTAACTCATATGCGCCAACCCTAACAGGTACGGGCGCTTCTGGAACTTGGGGCATTAACATTACTGGTAATGCTGCTACTGTTACAAATGGCCTAACAACTTCAAATTATAACTCTTACGCACCCACTTTAACTGGTGGGAACGCTTCCGGCACTTGGGGCATTAACGTATCCGGCAATGCCGCTACGGTCACCAATGGCGTGTATAACAATGGCGGCACATACGGCATCAACATTTCCGGCAATGCTGCAACTGTTACCAATGGCGTATACAACAACAGCGGTACTTATAGCATCAACATCACGGGCAGTTCTGGTTACGCATCTACTGCCGGTACAGTTTCTGGTGGTTATGTTTCCGCTGTCTATGCCGGTTCGGGCATTTCAGTTAATGCTAACCAAGGCGCGATTACTATCTCGTCCACACTTGCTGGCGGAACTGTAACCTCGGTTGCGACTGGTACGTGATTAACCGGCGGCACAATCACAACAAGCGGCACTATATCTCTTGTTACAACTTTTGGCGCTGTTGGAACTTATGCTATTCTTCGGTATGTGGGAACTGGCACTGCAAATTATAACGCTGGCACTACATATGCTGGAAGCAATTTAAGATGGGCTTACATGTTTTTAGGCGGGCAAAACACACCAGTTGGGGGAATGGGAACTAGTGGTGATGGTGCTGCTGTAAGTGGTACATGGCAGGCAATGAATGGCCTTCATTTGCAAAGTGGTGGTGGATGTTGCAGTGGATTATCGGGCGGCGGTTTATTTGTGAGGATTGCATAATATGAGCAAAGTTGAAAAAGTATCTCACCCAATTTATGCAAGTGAGGACCAAACGCGCATAGATTGCATGGTTAAGTTCGATACCGTTCCAGTAGAGATACCGTTTACGGCTGATAAAAATGATACCGAAGATCATGGTCGCGCATTGTATGACGCACTTGTATCTGGTGCATATGGAGAAATTGCGGCCTATGTGCCTCCTGCGGCTCCGATAATTGATCCCGCAAAACAAGTTGGACCAAAGGTGCTGTAATGCTGCAATCAAAACCATTAGAACTTGGTAAATTAAAGGGCACTATCTACGACTTTCCCAATGTGGGAGACGAACTCCCGCTTCATGTTCATACGGAAGATGACGTTCATATTTCTATCTGTGCGAAAGGTTCTATAAAAGCCTTTGGCGAAGGGTGGGAAAGTGTTATATCTTCCGGCGCGGTACTTGATTGGGAACCCGGTCAATACCATGGGTTCATTTCACTTGAGCCAAATTCTAGACTTGTAAACATCATAAAGGGTTAAACATGAATATCACTCTTACTTTGACTGTTGATGAAGTGAACTACATCTTGAACGCTGTTGCGGCCCGTCCGTATGCAGAAGTGAAGGATTTGGTTGAAAAACTTCAAAAACAAGGTGCTGAAGAGCTGGCAAAAGCCCAAGCTGCCGAAGCACCGCAGCCACCGGCCCAGTAACATTTAAGGTGCAGCCATGAGCAACCAGCAGGAACACGACACAGTTATAGATGCCTCACTTGCTGGAGGAGCGATTACGATGCCCATCTGGGCGGCAGAATTGAACGCATGGCTGCACCTACTCATGGCTATCCTTGGTACGGGCCTCTTAATTTACCGCAGTTACAAAGCATATAAGGAAGCAACAAAGCGTAAAATGGATGGGTCGTAATGGATCCGTTAACCATTTTGGCGGCAGCGCAAGCAGCTTATGCGGGCATACAAGCTGGGATTGCCGCTGGTAAAGAAATACAAGGCATGGCAGCCGACCTATCCGAGCTTTGGGGTAGTGTCGCAAAGCTGACCCACATGACCGCTGAAAAGCCGTCTACCAATATATTCTCCACCAAGACAGCGGAACAGATAGCCATTGAGCGCTACACGGCTAAGGCCGAGGCTGTTAGTTTGGCGGAAAAAGCCAAGAACATGTTTATCGGACAGTTTGGTCTTGCCGCTTGGGATCAAGTGCAGCGTGAAGTGATCAGCATCCGCAAAGAAATTGAACGTCAAAAGTATGAAGAAGAGCGTTTGGCAGAAGCTAGATTGGAAGACATCAAAGAAGCTGGTATTGTAACAGCTATTGTTTTGTTTGTGTTAAGTATAATGCTGGGCATAGGGATTATACTTTTACGGAGTTAAGTATAATGGACCTTGGCAAGTTTGGCTCTCTCATCGAAACCATTGCACCCACGATCGCAACAGCAATTGGCGGACCAGTTGCCGGTATGGCTGTTAAGGCACTTTCCACAGCCTTGTTAGGTCATGAAAACGGCTCTGAGGACGACATCAATACGGCTCTTGCATCTGCTTCACCGGACCAGATAGTGGCCATCAAGAATGCCGAAAACAACTTCAAAGTTCAAATGAAGAACCTCGACATCGACCTTGAGCGCATCTCTGCGTCAGATCGTGATTCGGCAAGAAAAATGCGAATAGAAACAAAGGACTGGACACCAGACATCCTTTCGTTTGTTGTTGTCGTCGCGTGGGTTGTCATTCAGTTTTACATTTTTAGCCACGTCATTGAGCCGACAATGAAAGAGCTCGTCGCACGTGTACTCGGGACGCTTGATGCTGCGTTAACCTTAGTTCTAAGTTTTTGGTTTGGCTCCTCCAATGGTAGTCGTCAAAAGGATGACACATTAAACAATTTAAGGTCTAAGTAATCCAACCGAATCAACAACGTAGGATCACTAAATGGCTAAGGCAAATTTGACTAAACTAAATGCAGATGACCATACAGATAAGTTTACCTTCATTGATCTACCAGACAGTGACCTGCCCGTCGAGGAGCTCATAGAGTGGCGCAAGCGGCAATTCACACAAAAAGCAGAAGCCAAGACATCTCGCAAGCTTGTCTCGCTTAACGTCAACTTAAACGGTGTCTATGGCATTCTGCACATGGGTGATCCCCATGTTGACGATGACGGTTGTGACCTTGCGCTGCTTGAGCATCACATGAACCTTACCAACATCACCCCCAACCTTATGGCTGGCAATGTTGGTGATCTTCGCAATAACTGGATTGGCCGCTTGGCTCGGCTGTATGGCAATCAAGCAACATCGGCAAAGCAAGCCCGCATGATTGTCGAGTGGTTTTTGCGTAAGGTCAATTGGCTTTACATTGTGAACGGCAATCACGACTGCTGGAGCGGAACGGACGACCCTATCAAGTGGCTATGCCGTCAAATTGGCACACCAAACCAAGATCACGGCATTCGGTTGAACCTAAAGCACCGCCAAGGCCGAGACATCCGAATCAATTGTCGCCATGACTTCCAAGGACACAGCCAGTGGAACCCAGCTCACGGCGTATCCAAGGCGGCTCAAATGGGTTGGCGCGATCATATCCTTGTCTGTGGCCACAAACACGTTTTTGGCTACAATGTCACTAAAGATCCCATGACGGGCCTATGGTCGCATGCCATTCGGGTTGGTGCCTATAAGGTCTACGATGAGTTTGCCGATGCGAAGGGCTTCCCAGATCACAACCTGCCAGCATGCGTGACCATTGTTGACCCCAATGCACTGCGTGAAGAGGGCATTATTACTGTCATTATGGATGTTGATGCAGCTGCAGAGTGGTTACAATGGGCGAATCACCGTCAATCTCAAGTAAAGTCGGTTGAATCCATCAGCAAAAGTAAGGGTTTCCGCAAATGAAAGACAATTGGGACGATGTAATAAAGCTCATCATTAAGGAAGAAGGCGGCTTCGTGAACGACAAAAATGATCCGGGCGGCATGACCAACTGGGGCGTGACCAAGAAGACCTTGGAGGACTGGTGTGGGCATGAAGTTAATGAACAAGCTATGCGAAATCTTATTCCTGCTGATGTATATCCTCTGTATCAGCAGCGCTTTTGGGATGTTATCGGTGGGGACATTTGTCCTCGTGGCCTTGATTATGCCTTGATGGACTTCGCGGTCAACTCTGGTCCGGCGAGAGCTTTGCGGTACGTGCAGACCATTTTGGATGTTGAGGTGACCGGCAAGTTGGACGATGCCACAAAAGCGGCACTGGCCGACTGCGATGGGGCTGAAACGGCTTCAAAACTATGCGATAATAGGCTAGAGTATCTGCAAAAGTTGCCAACCTTTGCCCGTTACGGCAAGGGCTGGAGCGCACGTGTAGGTCGCGTCAAGAGTGAGGCGGCAAAGATGGCAGGATAAGGGTTCCTATGACAACTGGCCTTACATATTCCCAATATGTTACGCAAATAGCGACTATGGCCGTTGTCCCAGAAACGGATCCTAACTACATCGCCATCTTGCCTCAGATGATCACCTATGCGGAAAACCGCATGTGCCGCGATCTGGACTTTCTTTCTACGCAAGTGTCGCGCACTTACACACTGACATCGGGCACAAACCAGTTGGCAATTCCGACCGGTGATTTTGTCACAACCCAGACGATCACCGTTGGGCCATCTAACACGCCAGTTTTGCCCGTGTCTAAGACATTTATTCAGAACGTCTATAGCACCAATACCGGTGCGGCTCTGCCTCAGTATTTTGCCATGTATGGCGGTGACTTGACCACAACGGGCAATACTTCAAGCAACATTGTTTTTGGCCCTTGGCCCGACAGCAACTACACTATTACAATCACCGGCACGACAAGACCCGCAAGTCTGTCTGCATCCAACACGACGACCTTTATCAGCACATATCTGCCAGATGTTATGATCATGGCCAGCATGATTTATATCAGCGCCTATCAGCGTAACTTTGGCCGCCAGTCGGATGACCCAGCCATGGCGCAGAGCTATGAAGGCCAGTACAATGCCCTCTTGAAGAGCGCCCTTGTTGAAGAAGTTCGCAAGAAATATGAGGCGGCGGCTTGGACATCTTACTCGCCGTCACCTGTTGCCACGCCGACAAGAGGCTAACGCATGCCACATGCAGCCCTCAAGTTAATTCCCGGTGTCGATACTCAGAAAACGCCAGCCTTAAATGAGGTTGCGCTTTCACAGTCTAATCTCATTCGGTTCCTGCCCGATCGGTCTGGCCTTGGTTTGCCGCAAAAGCTTGGTGGGTGGGTTAAATTTTACCCAAACACGATCCCATCGCCCGTTCGAAACATGAAGGCATGGCAAGATTTGAATGGTGTACAACGTCTTGCAGTTGGCGCAGAATTGTCTCTGTCAGTTGTCTATGATGGCATTGATCAAGACATTACGCCCAAAGATGCCATTTATACCGTAGTGCCCCCATTTACGACAACGGCGGGCTCAACTACGATTACAATGAAAATTAATTCAAGCTTTGCTAACATTTACAGCTACATTTACTATGTTACGCCTGTGTCAATTGGCGGTACAAAGCTCTTTGGCGCGTATACTATTGACAACGTGCTCGATGCAAATGACTTTCAAGTCAATGCTGAGACAGCTGCAACTTATACAAACTCGCAAACAGCAACTATTAGCAATGCATCGCCTGCTGTTATCACTGTTGCATCCGCACCAGCAAGTGGCACTGTTGTTAAGTTTACAACCACGGGCACATTACCAACTGGCATTACAGCTGGAACAACATATTTTGTTCGCAACTTGACCTCGACTACGTTTAATATATCGCTGACACCGAGCGGGGCGCTGATCAATACGTCATCTGCTGGGTCGGGTACTCATACAGCATCGTTCCCCGGCCAAGTTGCCTATTATCAAACACTGACAGCCTCACCAACAATCACTGTGACATTTCCCAATCATGGGCAAGTTGTTGGCGCACAATTAGCGGTTGATCCAACCACTACAGTTGGTGGCATTACACTATCTGGAACTTACACAATTACATCAATTATTGATGCCAATACGTTTACATTTACTGCGTCAAACACGGCATCATCAACAACGGGTGCATTTGAAAACAATGGATATGTCGAAGCAATCATTTATTATGCGGTTGTCCCTCAACCTGCTGGTTCTGGCTATGGTGTTGGTGGCTATGGGGTCGGCGGTTACGGTACTGGGTCTGGTATTACACCCACAGCCGGGACAAACATCACAGCAACAGATTGGACGCTAGACAATTGGGGTGAGTATTTGCTTGCATGCCCAGCTGGCGGCCCAATTTATGTGTGGCAGCCTTACGGTGTTTTGCAAAACGCTCAAATCATTGACAATGTGCCTCTTGCAAATACGGGCATGTTTGTTGCGATGCCCCAGCGGCAAGTTATTGCATATGGATCAACATTTACCGGCACAAGTGATCCCTTGCTGGTTCGGTGGTCGGACGTTGAAAATTACGCTGTTTGGGATGCAACAGTCACAAACCAAGCTGGGTCATACCGCATTCCTACCGGCAGTTTGATTGTAGGCGGTTTGCAGGCTAACCAACAAGGTCTGCTGTGGACTGACATTGACCTCTGGGCGATGCAATACATTGGCCCTCCATATGTCTATTCATTCAACAAAGTCAAAACGGGCTGTGGTCTTATTGCACGTGGTGCAGCCGCTACATTAGGCGGCGTGACATATTGGATGAGCCAGAAG